CGAAGGAGGAGGCCCCGACCGAAAACATCGTCGCCGCTGTCCTCCCGCTCATCGCCGCCGAGGTGCAGGCCGCGAAAGCCGAAGCGTGGGATGAGGGCGCGGCCCACGCAGAAGGGCGCGGCGGCTACTACGACCCAGAAGACAACCCCCACCGCGCCACCGAGACAGGAGACCGGGCATGAGCGAGCGGTACGTGCCGTCCGATGATCAGGTCCGTGGCCGCTACAGCGACGGCGCACACATCCAAGGCGCAGACGACGACCACCTCGCCGCGTTCGACGCATGGCTCGCACAGGTCCGCCGAGACGCCGCACGGGAAGCACTCGACGGGCTGGCGAAGGCCGAGCTGGACCGCGTCGCGCACATCAGCAAGAACGCCTACCCCGCTCAGATCGCGCAGGGCATCGCGCAGGCCGCATGGAACCACAAGTGGCGTCACTACGGCGGCGCACACCCCGAGGAGGACCAGGCATGACCGCCGACATCGACCGGGACGCGCTACGGGCCGAGACCCAGGCCGGCATCGCCCACGACGGCCCGGGCGCATGGGCGGGAATCGGTGCCGCCGATCTCCTCGCCCTCCTTGACGCCCTCGACGCAGCCGAGGCGCGGATCGACGCTGTGGACACCGAGCTGCTCTACGCAGAGCTCCACGGCAACGACGAGGTCTGGACCCACAACATCCGCCGCGCACTGGACGGAACTGTGACCACGCCCCCGCGCTAGTCACACTTCCAGCCCGAAGTGTTCGCAACGACCCCCGATGGAAGGATGAGCGCATGAGACTCGAGCACCTGGGCACCGAACACGTCGGTCACCGGATCAGGATCCGCGCAGCCGGAGGAACCGCAACCGGGGTCCTGACCGACATCCGTAGGGCCGTCAACCTTTACGACCAGCAGGGACATGGCGGCGACACGGCGGCCACAGACAGAACATGGGTGACGCTCTGGATCGACGGCACCCGCCTCGACCCGCTCGAAGGCTGGTCCGTCGACGTCGACATCCTGGACTAGACCAGCCCCTCACCCAATCCCGCAGCCCCGTCACCGTCCTGGTGGCGGGGCTTCCAGCTCAGAAGAGACCGTTCGGGCGCGACTTCCTGAGGCGGCTGACAGCGCGCTGTATCCCCACGGGGAGTGCTGCGCAGCCTCACCGAACGGTCGGCCATACGGCCGTTCCTCGCCCGAATACGTAGCCTGCCAGGCGAACCCCACAGCGGAAGGATCTCGAATGCCTGAAGACCCGAAGGCCGGCGTGAACGTCCTCCTCGTCGCCGACCCCGGACTACCCACCAGGCGCGCACGGTCTATCGAGCACGATCTACAGCAGCTGCTCAACGAAGCATTCAGCCCACCGATCACGCTGGACGTTCAGACCGCGATGCTCCGTCTCCGCCCAGACAACTCCCTCGACCTGACCGACGCGATAGACCTGGCCGAGGAACACTCCTCACCCGATGCCGTCCTCCTCCTCACGGAGATTCCTCGCCTCGATGACGGGCATCCCCTGGTCGCGGAGATCTTCCCCGACGAACAGATCGCGGTGGTGTCCTGCCCGACGCTCGGGGCGTTCACCAGCAGACAGCGCATCCTCGACACGCTGATGGCCTGCACACTGCGACTGAAGCCCACCAGCGAACCCCGCGACGCCTCCCGTTTCGAACGCTCGTGGCTGCGCTGGGCCCAGAGCTCGGACGGTAACGACCACTCCACGCTCCGGGCGCACCGCGCCTCTGGCGGTGTGCGCACTGTTCTCGGAATGGTCGCCGGCAACGAGCCGTTGAAGACAGCCCCGCGTCTCTCGAGTGCGCTCGCTGCGGCTGCAGCAACCGGCGCGTTCGGCATCTTCTACAACTCGATCTGGGTCATGTCCACATACTTGTCGACACCACGTCTGATCGGTGTCGGTGTTCTCGCTATCGCCGCAATGACCGTGTGGCTCATCGTGAGCAACGGTTTGTGGGACTCCCCGAAGCGCGACAACCTGGCCCGCATCGTCCTGCTCTATAACCTCTCCACCGTCGTCACGTTGCTGCTCACGGTGATCGCCCTCTATGCGGCATTGGTGCTCTTGATCCTTGCCGGCGCGACGATCGTGATCGCGCCTGAGTACATGGAGGATGTCACTGGGGAGCCGCCCGTCTTCACGCGCTATCTCGACGTTGCCTGGCTCAGCGCTGCCATGGGCGTTGTTGCGGGCGCACTCGGTTCCAGCTTCGATCAACAGACCAACCTGCGCACGCTCACGCACGGGCAGCGAGAGCGTCAACGGAAGTACACCGACGAGGACTCATGATCCCGAAGTAGTGGATGCCTCGAGCAGGACCAGGTCAATCCGCCGCTGGCCGCGGCCAACCACTTCGCCACCCCTCAGCCCCGTCATCCCATCGGGTGGCGGGGCTTTCCCGTGCCCAGGAGGCCCCACGGGGCCCGGCGGGTCTAACCCGTGCTCTTGATGGCCCTGCCCCGGTCATCTCGCTCCTTCTTCGGAATATCCGAAGCGAGGCCGACGACACCAAAGAGCAGGAAGAGCCCTGCCAATGGTGCCAGCAGCCACCACCACCCTCCTTCATTGCTGTAGATGATCCAGATGCTGGTAGCGCCGATGACGAGAAACATGCTCGCGACTGTGATCCCGAACGGATCCCGCCGTCTGGTACTGGTGTCGATCAGTCGCAAGGCCTCTCGCTTGATGTGCTCGTCGAAAGCTCGCTGTGCATCGCTGTTCGCGGGGAGAACGTTCCGAATCTGGACGTCTTGGACCAGCCTGTCTCGGGCGGAGGGGCCGCCGAACTTTCTGATGAACTCCAGGAGTGTGGCCAGCAAGCCAATGAAGGGCACGACTAGCTTGATCAGAATCTCAAAGTCCATCTTGCGAACTCCGCTCGGAGCCGGAGGGTGAGCGCTCGATCAACCCTTCTCCCACTGCGGCCACGATCGTCGTCGCCTGGAATACGACAACCCGCGCCGTGTCGATGGATGCACGGCTACGGTCCGTGCCGTGGCGGCCGTTCTCGTATGGAACCGCGTCGAGCATGCCGAGAAGTGTCTTCTTCGGGTCGGTGCCGGCGGCGCGGATGATGAACTTCCCCTCGGGTGCCTGCCGCAGCTCGCTCTTCATGCTCCCGAGGGTCGCCTTCTCGTTTGCTGGGCTGATGATCTGGTGCAGGGCTGCCTCGACAGCTCGGATCGCATCCCCCCACGCGACTCCAGCATCCGGGTTTCTCCCGAACGCGTGCTCCCACGCACCACTCAGATGCTCGGCCGCGGTCGGGTCGGAATCGACGGCCTTCCTGTATGTCTCGAGGATTTCGTCAGGCACGACGCGCCGGAGCCCACCATCATCGAGATCGACACGCCATGCGGAGCCCGCGATGCTGAGCTCGAGGTCGAGGGGTCTCCTGTGCTGCGGGAGCGCGAAGGTGATGAAGTCGAGGACGTCGAGGTACAGGTCGTCATCCTCAGCGAGATTAGCAATGAGGTCGTCCGAGTACGACGCACGGAACGGGAGTTGGAGCGAGGACACGAGCCCCTGCACCACGCTGCGCTGGTCGCCGCTATCCGTTCTGATGACATGGTGCAGCCAGGAGTCGATCAATGGTCGGGCATGCTCGGGAATGCCCTCTGCGAACTCGAACGGCGGCCGTATGCCTCGACGGACGGACAGTGGCTGACGCCCGCTCGGCCGACTACTCATCGTCGCCCCCCTCGGAGAAGATCAGCTCGAGCCCGATCACGGCGCCCCGCTGCGCCACCATCGAGACTCCGACGTCATGGGCCGTCGCGTCGATGACCTCCTCGCCGTTCACTCCGGCTCCACCATCAGGTGCAGACTCGTCTCCGACTTCCACGCCCACGAGTACCTCAACCCCTCCTCCGTCTCCGCTTCTCTCGAACGCGGGTACGGCCCTGCGTTCACCCAGATGCTGTTCTGCAGCTCCTGCGACGTCCCCGCCTCGTCGAGGATGCACTGCACCTGCTCCTCCGACGTCGGCGTGACACCTTCGGTCACGACCGTCAGCCCCTCCGTGTCGGAGATCCACGCGTTCTGCGGAAGGTCGCACGCCCCGGGGATGTCGGCGAGGCTGGCCGGTGACGAGCAGCCCGCCAACGCGAACAGGGCAAGGGAGAGTGCAAGGGCACGACGAGGCATGACCGGATCGTAAGCCGCCCCCACACCCCCGCCAGGCACGGAGACCGAACCGCAACACTCCCGACCACGCAACGACTTGCGCTACCGCAACAACTTCGTCTAGATTCTGATCAACTGGTGATACGTGGCAGCGAAGCACCCCACGCGCGAGTGCCCCCACGACACACCAGCCCCCAGGGCCCCGCCGGCACCGTCCTTCCCGCCGGCGGGGCCCACACGCACCGCCCGGGAGACCGTGGGCGACTGCTCTCACTCACCCTCCACACGTACCGAGCCACACACCCAGGCTCCCGGGACCACACCACCGGACGCCCCCGACCCATGGACGGAACGGCCACCGGTCGACCCCATGGATAGGAGGGCTCCGCGATGCGCTGCAAGGCCACAGCCCGCTCCGGTGAGCAGTGCCGCCGGCCCTCCATGAAGGGCGGCACTGTCTGCGCCTCCCATGGAGGGAAGTCCCCGCAGGTGAAGGCCGCTGCCGCGCGTCGTCTCGCGGAGCAGGAAGCCGCGAAGGCTGTCCGCCTGTTCGCCGCCCCTGTCGACGTCGATCCTGCCCGGGCTCTCGTGGAGCTGGTGCAGTGGACGGCGGGGGAGGTCGCGTACTGGCGCGAGCAGGTTCGTGCCCTCGCCGAGGACGACCCGGAGAAGCTCACGTGGGGCATCACCCGCGACAAGCAGGGTGGCGAGGACCAGGGCACGACCTTCGAGGCGAAGCCGAACGTCGCCTACCTGATGCTCACCGACGCCCAGGACCGCCTCGCGAAGTATGCCGCCGCCGCGCTCAAGGCCGGTGTCGAGGAGCGCCGCGTGAAGCTCGCCGAGGATCAGGGCGCGCTCGTCGCCCGGGTGATCCGGTCGATCCTCGACCAGCTGAACCTCACCAGCGACCAGCAGGCCCTCGTCCCCGAGGTCGTCCCCGCGCAGCTGCGCCTCCTGACGGCGGCGTGACGGTGACCGCCCTGGACTGGGCGGAGGCAGCCGCCCGCATGTTCGACCCGCCCGCTCCGGTGATCCCGCGATGGGGCACGCCGGGCGCGATGGCGCAGGCCCTCGACCCGAAGACCCGGCAGACGCCGGCGCTTCGCCTGATCGATGACGCGCTCGTGGATCTCCTCGCGGAGCCGGACGGGCGCCTGATCATCTCCATGCCTCCCCAGGAGGGGAAGTCGCAGCGCACGTCGCGCCGCTTCCCCCTCTGGGCTCTGACCCAGAACCCTGACCTCCGCATCGCGATCGCCTCCTACGAGCACGGTGTCGCGCGGAGGTGGGGTCGTGCGATCCGTGACGACATCACCCAGCACTCCGACGCTCTCGGCATCCGTGTCCGGGACGACCTGTCCGCCCAGCACGAGTGGCAGCTCAACGGGCACGAGGGCGGCGTGTACGCGGCCGGCATCGGCGGCGCCCTCACGGGCCGCCCGGTGGACCTGCTGATCATCGACGACCCCGTCAAGGACCGCGCCCAGGCCGACTCGCCGACGTTCCGACAGAACGCATGGGACTGGTGGACGGACGTCGGCTCGACCCGTCTCGCGCCGGGTGCCCCGGTGGTCGTGATCCTCACGCGCTGGCATCACGACGACCTCGCCGGCAGGCTCATGGCTGCGGAGGACGGGCACATCTGGCGGGTGCTGAACATCCCCGCGGAGGCGATCGACGACTCGGACCCGCTCGGCCGTGCGCCGGGGGAGTTCATGGAGTCGGCGCGTGGCCGTACCGCGAAGGACTGGGCGGCGAAGCGTGCCGCTGTCGGTCCCCGCACCTGGGCCAGCCTGTACCAGGGGCAGCCGTCGCCGGTGTCGTCGGGGATCTTCCCCGCGGACTGGCCCCGCTACACGCAGCGGCCCTGGCTCGAGCAGCCCGACGGCACCCGCCGCGTGCTCGACAACTTCGACCAGGTCATCCAGTCCTGGGACCTCGCGTTCAAGGACACCGACCAGTCGGACTACGTCGTCGGCCAGGTGTGGGGCCGTTCCGGATCGCAGGCGTGGCTGCTGGACATGGTCCGGGCTCGTCTCGACTTCACCGGCACGATCCAGGCGATCGAGGACATGCGGGCCCGGTGGCCCCAGGCGCACGGGATCTTCATCGAGGACAAGGCGAACGGCCCCGCCGTGATCACGTCCCTCTCCTCGAGGGTGCCGGGGATCATCCCCGTCGAACCGGACGGTGGGAAGTACGCCCGTGCCGTCGCGATCCAGCCGTTCACCGCCGCCGGCAACGTGCTCCTTCCGGACCCGTCGCTCCTCCCCGCGGTCACCTACCTGACCGAGGAGGCGGCGGACTTCCCGAACGGCGCCCACGACGACACCGTCGACGCGCTCACCCAGGCGCTGAACCGCCTGTTCCTCGACCCGATCCTCACCGACTCCGGGGACATCCTCACCGCCGACGACCTGTTCCACCTCGACGTGGAGGACCTCGGCACCTACTGACGAAGGGGGCGCTCATGGGCCTGTTCGACCGCTTCCGCTCGACCCCGGCACCCGACTCGATGGTCGAGATCCTCTCCGAGTCCGTGAGGGACCTGTCCCTGCAGCTCGAGGACCGGGGCTGGAAGCGCCTCGGCTCCGACGACGAGGGCACCATGACCCGTGAGTCGCTGGTGCAAGCGGCGCAGGACGGGCGGGCCCTCGCGGTCGCGCACCCCCTCGTGCGGCGCGGCATCAACCTCCGCACCTCGTACGTGCATGGGCAGGGCGGGCCGCAGATCAGTGTCGAGTCCGACGAGGACGTGAACGCGGTCGTGCAGCAGTGGTGGACGGCGGCGGAGAACCAGAACGCCCTCACCGGCCCCGAGGCCCGCGCCCGCCTTGAACGCAGCCTGTCGACCGACGGGAACGTGTTCATCGCCAGCTTCACGAACCCCGTCGACGGCCGCGTCACGAACCGCACCATCCCGTTCGAGCAGATCACCCGCAAGATCACGAACCCCGAGGACCGCGGGCAGGTGTGGTTCTACGAGCGCACCTACTCGAAGCGCACCGAAGCGTTCTCCACCACCGAGCAGACGGTCACGGTCCTGTACCCGGACCTCGCCTACGCGCCGGCGCTCCGCCCCCGCACGATCGAGGGGAAGCAGGTCCTGTGGGACCAGCCGGTCCGGCACGTGAAGGTCAACGACCTCGACGGCTGGGACTACGGCATCGGGGACACGTTCTCCATCGCACCGTGGGCCCGCGCCTATCGGGACTTCCTGCAGGACTGGGTGAAGCTGATGCGGTCCCTGTCGCAGTTCGCGTGGCGCGGCACTGCGGAGGGGAAGCGGGCCCAGAAGGCACGCCAGGCCCTCTCCCGTGCCCAGGCCGGCGTGCCCGGCAACGACGGCTCCGTCGGCGCGACCTACGTCAGTGCGCCGGGGGAGACGCTCGAGGCGATCCCGAAGACCGGCGCGACGATCGACGCCGACTCCGGCCGCCCCCTCCTCGCGATGATCGCCGCGGGCCTCGACGTGCCCGTCACGATGCTCTCGACCGACCCGGGGATCACGGGCGCCCGCTCGACGGCGGAGACGCTCGACGAGCCGATGTACCGCGCGATGCGGTCCCGGCAGGACGTGTGGTCCGGGGTGTTCATCGACCTGGCCGAGTACCGGATCGAGCAGGCCGTCCGCGCCGGGAAGCTGCCCGGCCAGGTGGTGCGGGATGCGTGGACGAACACGGACCACGCCGAGCTGAACGGCGAGACCCCGGTCATCCACTGCGACTGGCCCGACCTGTCCACCTCCTCGGTGGATGAGGCGGTCGCGGCGATCAAGGACGCCGACGCGACGGGCAAGCTCCCGCCGCTCGTGATCGCTCGCCTGCTGCTCACGGCTCTCGGGGTCGAGGACATCGACACCGTGCTCGCGGAGCTCACCGACGAGGAGACGGGGGAGTGGCGCGACCCGTACGCGCAGCTGGGGCAGGGGCTCGTGAACGCGTTCCAGCGTGGCGAGGACCCGGCGGCCCTGCTGTCGCAGTACGGCCGGTTCGGCACGGACACGGCGGCGGCTGAGGCGCGCATCCGGGGCGAGTCGTGACGATCTCGCGGGACGTCCTCGAGGTCGAGACCGCGATGCAGACCATCCTCGACACGCTCCTCGACCACCACACGGGCACGCTCACCGCCGCCTGGGCTACCGCCTGGGTGTCGATCCGGGACGAGCTCGAGCTCGCCCTCATCGAGCTCGCGGAGAACGGGGACGTGCCCGGGTGGCGGATCGAAAGGTCCCGCCGCGTCCAGGAGGGCATGGCGGCCGCCGGCAGGGAGCTCGAGGACCTCGCGGGCCTCACCGGCACCACGATCTCCGACGACGCGGCCCGGGCCCTCGGCCTCGGCGTCGACGGGGAGATCGCGATGATCGGCGCCCAGCTCCCGCCCGGCCAGTCTGTGGTGCGGGTGGATGATCCACAGATCGCGGCGATGCTGGGCCGGACCACGCAGCAGATCACCGCCGTCACGGCACCGATCAGCGCCGAGACTCTCGCCGCGATCCAGGCCGAGCTCACCCGCGGCATGATCGTCGGCGACTCACCCCGCGAGGCGGCGCGCCGCATGGTCGCCGCGACCGAGGGCCGGTTCACCGGTGGCCTCACCCGGGCGCTGAACATCTCCCGCACGGAGATGCTCGACGCGATGCGCACCGGTCAGCACGCCACCGACCAGGTCAACGCCGGCGTCCTCGCCGGGTGGACGTGGGGCGCGCACCTCGACTCCCGCACCTGCGGATCGTGCATCGCGAGGCACGGCACGGAGTGGCCGCTCGAGGAGCCGGGCCCGATCGATCACCACTCGGGCCGGTGCGCTCGTCTCCCGCGGACGAAGTCGTGGGCCGAGCTCGGCTTCCCGAACATCCCGGAGCCGGACCTCGGTCTGGTGGATGCGGGGGAGTGGTTCGACGGCCTCGACGAGCCGTCGCAGCGGTCGATCCTCGGCGCCCGTGGGTTCGAGGCGTGGCGGGAGGGCCGGTTCCCCATGTCGGACTGGGCGGCCCGGAAGAGCAACGACGGCTGGCGCGACTCGTACGTGCCCGCGAAGCCCCCGAAGGGAGCACCATGACCACCACGATCACCGAGTCCGTCGGCCTGCAGGCCCGCCCCGGACACCGCTACCGCGCCCGCCTCATCGAAGGCGACCGCTGGGGCTCCTCCGGCTGGTACGGCCGCGACATGCTCGAGCGCGACGGCCCCACCGTCTGGCCCGCCGGCACCCAGGTCTACATGGACCACCCCGGAGCCACCGAGCAGCACGACCGCCCCGAACGATCCGTCCGGGACCTCGCCGGGAAGATCACCTCCACCCCCGTCTACGAGGCCGACGGCCTGTACGCGGACGTCGAGTTCTACCCGCACATCGCCCCGATCATCGAAGCGATGTGGGAGGACGTCGGCATGTCGATCCGTGCGTCCGGCACCGCGGAGTCGGGGGAGCGGGACGGCCGGACCGGGCCCGTGATCACGTCCCTGACCGAGGGCGTGTCCGTGGACGTGGTGACGCGGGCGGGGGCGGGCGGGAAGCTCGTCGCCCTCCTCGAGTCCGCGCGCGCGACCGTCCACGAGGCGCTGCCGGGCGGGCTCGTCGCTGACGACCTCGAGCAGCGGCTCGACGACGCGCTCGGCCCCGACTCGTGGGTGCACGACTTCACCGACGAATGGGTCGTGTACCGCGCCTACGAGGACGGCGACTCGCACCTCGTGCAGCAGGGCTACGTCGCGGACGAGCAGGGCCGCATCACCCTCACCGGCACCCCGACCAGGGTGTCCCGACGCGTCACCTACGACGCCCAGATCCCCCCGTCCAGCTTGGCCGGGGTCGCTCAGGAATCCATCCAGGAAGAGGAGGAGCCGACCATGGCTCAGATCCAGATCGACGAGGCCGAGCACAAGCGCCTCAACGACGCCGCCGAGAAGGTGAGCGTGCTCGAGTCCGAGCGCGCCGCCGCGATCGAGCGCGCGGAGCAGGCCGAGGCGCAGATCGCCGAGGCCCACGCCGCCGCCGACACCGCCACCGTCGACCGCATCATCGCGGGCGCCGGCGTGGAGTTCTCCGCCCTCGAGGCGAAGGGCCTCCGCGCCGACCTCCCCAAGGGCGACGACGGCCGTCTCGACGCCACCCGCTTCGAGGAGCTCGTGAAGGAGGCCGCGACCGCGAAGGCCGCGGAGTCCGGCGCGGGCCGCCCCTCGGGCATGGGCGCCGTCACCGAGTCCACCACCGACATCACCGAGGCCGAGGCCGACGCGGCGCTCGGCATCCAGAAGGGGGCCTGACCCATGGCCAAGAACGAGCACCTCCGCCACGCCAACCACGTCTCCCTCCCCGTCCCCGCGGGCACCGTCGCCGGTGACCCGGTCCGGGTCGGGATCCTCAACGGCGTCGCCCAGACCAACCGCGCCTCCTCGTCCGACTGGGCGGGCGGCAACGCCGCCGGCGAGGCCAGCGTCTGGCTCGACGGCTCCCACCACCTCGAGGTCGCCGGCGCGATCGAGAACGTGGGCCAGGCCGTCTACATCGCCGACGGCGCGCTTACCGCGACCGCAGAGGGCGGGGACCTGTTCGGTGCCGCCCTCGCCACCCAGGCCGGCGACGGCACCATCCCCGTCAAGATCATCCAGGCCGGAGCCTGAGAACGGAGTCCATGATGACCACCCACCTCAAGAAGGTCGTCGAGGCGTACCAGCTCTTCGAACGCGCCATGAACGGCGACTACCGTGCGAAGGCCGAGGTCCGTGAGTCCCTCACCACGAGCGACTTCCCGGTCCTCCTCGGCCAGGGCTACCAGCGGAAGCTGCTCGCCCAGTACCAGGCGATCGACCCGGTCTGGGCGCAGTACTCCCAGAAGGCGCTCGTCTCGAACTTCAAGCGGCAGCGCCTCGTGGACATCCTCGGCGGGCGCCGGGGCCTGTCCCGTGTCGCTGAGGCGACCGCGTACCCGGCTCGCGACATCGACGAGCAGGAGTACGACTTCTCCGTCGAGAAGTACGGCGATCGCATCTCCCTGACCTGGGAGATGCTGGTCAACGACGAGCTCGGAGCGTTCCGCAACCTGGACTCCGTCCTCGCCGCCGATGCCCGCTTCACCGAGGGCACCGTCACCGCGGACGCGTTCCTGAACGCGGCCCGCTCCGACCTCAACACCGGCTTCTTCGGGAGCGTGGAGAACACCGCGCTGACCGCGGAGTCGCTGCAGGCCGCGATCGAGGCCCTGTCCTCGAAGCGGAACGAGGCCGGGCAGACCATGGTCCGCCCCCAGCTGAAGCTGGTCGTGGCGCCCGCGCTCGAGTTCCTCGCGAAGCAGCTCGTCGCCGCGGTCGAGGTCCGCACCACCTCCGGCAACCGCACCACCGTCTCGAACAACCCGCTCGCGGGCATCGTCGACGTGGTCGTGGAGCCGAACCTGCTGCGGAACACGAACGCGAAGGCGAACACCACCTGGATCCTCGTGCCCGCCCCGGGCGCGGCGCGTCCTGCCGTGGTGACCGGCTTCCTGCAGGGCCACGAGGTCCCGGACCTGCGCGTGAAGAACGACCAGGGTGTCCGCCCTGGCGGCGGTTCCATCGGTGCCGGCGAGGGCAGCTTCGACGACGACACGGTCCAGTACCGGGTCCGTCATGTCGTCGGCGCGGCCACGATCGACAACACCTTCACCTACGCGTCGCGCGGCGCGTGACCTGCTCACCGGAGGGGCGCAGTGGCATGGCTCCTGCGCCCCTCTGGTGGCTCCACCCCCTGCCGTTGTGAGGAGGCCGTGATGGACGACATCGCTCGGATCCGGGCCCTGACCGGGATCACGCAGGAGCAGATCAGCGACGCTGACCTCGAGGTGATCCTCGAGTTCAACGACGGGCGCGTGTACTGCGCCGCAGCGGATGCTGCGGACCGGGTCGGGAACGGCCTGATCACGGATCTGGACG